TTAAACACCAGTAAAAAAATAGAGCCTACAGTATACATTTCTGTGGTCTTTTTGGAATTCCTTGCCTACAGATGTGCAAACATCTATATAATATATACTCTTTTAAATTCTATATAAATTTAAATTCTAGAAGTCTTATATTATATACTTGTTTGCACATTTTAAGCCAGAAATATACAAATAGAGGCACTGCACTAATAAAATATATGCCAAATGACTTCAAAAATAAAGACACATTAAAAAAAGCAATTAAAAATGCTCACACACCAGAAGCAGTTCAGAAGCGTATAAAAAGCCATGCAGATAATGTTATCTTAAAAGAAGCAATTCTAGGCACACTAAAGAATGAATTACTTGCTTCTAAAGCAAATAAGTCTACTTCATATTATGAGAATTTCATCACTTCATTTCTGAAAGAAGCAGAAGACCCAAATAGTAAATGTGGCCAGATGCTTGCTAGTAAAATTATCACTGATGACATAATTGATAAATTAGATGAGTCAGTCAATGCTTCAATTGCAAGAGACCTCGACTTCATTAGATACAGAGTAATTAAAAACTGCATAACAAAGCAGCAGGAAGTATTGTTATCGAATGACCCATCAAAAGTAATTACAGTCTTAGCTGGAAGACGTGCTGGTAAGACTACTGGAGCAGCTCGCTTAGCAGTATACCGTTCAATTACACCAAATAGTCCAGCACTTTATATAAACAAGACATTCCAGATGGCAGTGTCACAGATATGGAAGCCAATATTAGATGTTGCAGATGAAGTCGGCTTAGTACTTGAAAAAGCAGACACATCTACAGGTTTGATAACATTCAAGAATGGCAGCTCAATATTAGTAAAAGGAAATAATGACAGTTCTGCTCCAGATACATTGCAAGGATATAAATTCAGGACTATTATAATTGACGAAGCTCAGTCAGAAAGGCAGATGAACTATCTAGTTGACACAATATTAAGGCCAACAATGGCAGACTTCACTGATAGCTTGATGATATTGCAAGGCTCACCACCACGTGTGCCACACACTTATTTTGAGAAGCAATTGAACAATAAAGAAATTCCACACTTCTTCTGGAACTTCTATTCAAATAAATACATTAAAGAACCAGACAAAGTAATTGAAGAAGTCTGCAAAGAGAAAGGTCTTGATAAGAATTCTCCACTAATAAGACGTGAGTATTATGGTGACATTATATATGACACTGAAGCTCAAGTCTTTAAAGGATATAAGACATTCAATGCTTTGCCAGAAGAATTTCATCCAACTGACATATTGATAGGAGTAGACTTCGGCTTCAGTGATAATAATGCAGTAGTAAAATTAGAATATAATAAGACTACTAAGCAAGCATATATAACTAAAGTTGACAAATTCAATAAGTCTACAGTAACTGACATTGTGAATAAGATAAAAGAGCACTATGCAGATGCAATTGCCAAAGTAGGCAAAGATAGAGTTGAAATATTATGCGACAACAATGAAGGCTCAATTGTCTATGAATTGTCACAGAATTATAAACTTCCAGCTTTCACTTGTTATAAATATGACAAGCAGTTTGCAATATCAAAGATGGCAGAAGACTTAAGAACTGGAAGAATTCAGGCACTTGTCAATAGTCCATTAGTTGATGAATTTGATATGACTGTATATAAAAGAGATGAAGGAACTGATGCAGTACTACCAGAAATTGATGATGACCAATACCATCCAGATGCAATATTCGCTTTATTATATGCTTATAGACAGTATCTTTTTGACATTGGTTCTGAAGGTGGTGGACAGTCAAAAGACAAGGCTGAGAAAGGAGACGTGGTATGGATGAATTAAACAAAGCTGAAGACAACGTAACATCATGGAGACTACAACAAGTGGAAACATCATTGAAAGAAGTTCAAATGACTCTAAAAGAATTGACAGAGAAGATAAATAGCAATGCTCCTCTCCAAAATGAAGTAGAAGAACTGAAGAAGTCAGTTAAAAAGAACACTGATGATATTATTGAATTAAAGAATAAGCCAGATAAAGATGCGGCTTCAAAATGGAATACTGTAGTTGATGTTGTGTTCAAACTAATTGTCACTGCATTTGCAACTTTCTTTTTAATTAAATTAGGAATAAAATAATGAATAAATTAAATAAATTAAAGAGTCTGACATTTTGGTGCACAATATGGTCAATAGTAATTATTACTTATATTGTAGTTGCTGGAAAAATAGACTTCATATCATTGGCATTAGCTTTATCAGTAATGCCAGTTGCCTATGCAGCAAAGTCTACTATTACTAAAAAAATATATAAAGAAGGAGAAGACAATGAAATTTCAGTCAAACAATAATATCATGTCAACAACTGATGTTGATAAACTAAAAGAAGAATATGAAGCTCTAGTAGACCAAGTGTCGGCTCTCCAAGTAGACTTTAACACATTAAACAGCATAATTGATGGGTATGACCAGTCAATTGAAACTGGCACATTGTCTGCTTCTAGAGCAAATGTCAGTGGAGAGATCCACGCACCTGTTATTAAAAGTTCTACTAAAAGCACTTTCAATGAAATTGACTATTCAACTTTATTTAGAGGAGAGCCATCAGTAGTCCAGCCATATTCAATTAATACTAATGAGTATGCTTTATTTAGAACAAAAGAGCCAGCAAACCCTTGCTTTGAAGCAGTAATTCAACTAGACAACCCTGATAAGCCATTTATGATAAAAGACTACCACAATGTTTTGATGCTAATTGGTGCTCCAGAAGGATATAAACTAAAGAGGGCTCAATACAATGGCTATAATTATTATTTCTTAGTTACAGCATCAGCAGTAGCAACTAACACTGTTAGAGCATGGGTGAATGGAGCAATTGCTGAAGCAACTACTGACATGACTGCTTATGGAAGCTCAACAACTTCAGTAGAAGCAACTAGTATTGACCAAGTCGCAATTTCTGGCTCAGTGAATGTGTCAAATACTTCACTATCTTTTAAGAATGCAACAATTTCAACATTGAACTCAACTTCTGCAACAATTGCATCATTGGCATCAACTGCTATCAATGCAGATAATTTAACTGCAATAAATATCAATAGCAAAGGCATTACAAACAATGGAAACATATCAAATAGTGGTGAAATAAGCTCTAAAACAGCTACTATTACTGACACTGCAACAATTGATAAAGTTGTTACTAATGGAATTACAAATAATGGAGACATAGTTTCACAAGGAAACACAATAACTTATGGAACTGATATCGCAGAGAAAGCTTTATTTGGAGCTCTCTCAACTTCTTCAATAGCATTCAATGAGTATGCTTTTATTGATATTGCAACCCCTAATTCAAACACTGAATATAATTTAATAGAGCTTCCTAATTTTATTGGAGAGTATAATTTAGTCTTTAAAGACTCATCTAATAAAATAATATTTGCTGCTAAATTCTCAAATGCAAATTCAGAATTGCCATCTACTACATTCCAATATTCTACTACATCTTTGACTGCTTTTGCTAATGTGCAATATGCAGATGACAAAATATATATTAAGACTTATAATGGTGGTAAATTATATTATCAGAGCAGCACTGTTGAAGCAGCAAATGCTCCAGAGACTTATTCATCAATTAATTTGCCAACATTGACTGACATTGCATATTCAATTGATATCACACAGTTGACTAACACAGTTTTCTTCACTAAAGGAATTACTATCAAAGGAAAAGTTACTGCTGATATAATTGACAACCCATCAACTGGAAGCTATGAAAACTTAGATGTATCAAAAGCCATCTCAATAGGAACTACTCTTGGAGTATCAAATGGAAATGGAAATTATGGACAGATATTAGATGTCAATAGTGATGGAAACCCACAATGGTCAATGCCAACTGGATATACTTATGTAATTAAAAATAAAGAGCAGTTTGTGAAATGGGCGACTGAGAGCCACACTACTTCTGATAAATACACCGCAGTCTTAATTGACTTAGACAGTGCAGCTTCAATTGAAGATATAACCACTACTGATAATTATCTGGTTAATTGCACAAACACTAAGATAGTCGCAATGACAAATTCTTCTGCTGCATTAGCTTTCACTGGAACAACATTAGAGACTACGTTCCACTGCAACTCTACTGTCAAATTTATCAATGTGAATGTATTCAGTGATACACATAAATATTGCATTAATGGAGCAGGCTTAGTTGACAGATGCTCAATTACAATGAATGCTTCCACTAGTGACACATTCGGCCTAAAGAAATGTGTTTTAGTCACTGACTGCAATATTACCAGTAATGCAACTTTATCACATTCTGCTTATGGAATTGATGCTTGTAGTGCAGTAGTAAATACTTCAGCAATTGCTAGAGGTGCTTATGGATATGGATATTCATATTGTGGAAGCATTACAAACTGCATTGACTATGGCTCAACAACAAAAGGCTTTATTGGATGCACTAGCGTCTTAAATGCAACAGGAACTACAACTCAGTGCTCTACATTGATAGGAAACAGCAGTTTGATAGCAAGCCTATATGGAGATGTCACTAACCCAAATGCTAAAGGAACACTTCCAATTGGAGCTAATTATTTAAGCGCAGATGGTGTAAGTCCAGCTACTATTTTTGGTGGTGAATGGACTTTTGTTACAGCTTTTTAATAAAATAGGAGAAAATAAATGTTATACACAAACACAGTGACAACAACTTGGGCAAACTTAATTACAACTTTGAACGCTCTAACTGCAGACAGCAATATTGAAATTACAGACCCAGAGAATGTCATACTAGACAATTCAACAACTTCTGGCTCATTAGGATATTTATTGAAGAATAGTTATACTGGCTCTTATAAATTAGACTTCACTCCAACTGATATGACTAAAGCACAATATGGAACAAACAATGGCCTTGCTCTATTCAATGGATGTAAGAAGCTTGCTGGAATTGGTGACCTTCCATCTGCAATAACAAATGGAAACAGCATGTTCACAAACTGCTCTGCATTCAAAAAATGGACATTGACAAAGACGAGCAATATTACTAATGCTTCTAGTATGTTTTTGAACTGTGCAGCAATGTCAATATTTGATGCAACATATATGACAAATTTGACAAATGCAAATGGCATGTTCTATGCCTCTGGCCTAGGAAGAGTTGATGGACTGAGTGGCTTTGCAAATGTTACAAATGCGACTGAGATGTTCAGAGAGACTTATTTCACATCATTTGATATGAAAGACTATTTTACTAATGTTCAATATGCAGACGGAATGTTTTCTTACTGTTATTATCTGACTTCAATTAATGTGAATTTGCCAAATGCAACTACTGCAAACTCTTTGCTTAATAGTGATGACACTTTGACTTCAGCTACTGGACTTTCAACAATGTCAAAAATTATTGGTGCAGCAGATATGTTCAACGGTTGTACTGCATTGACAAATGTCTCCATTAATTTCCCATTAGTCACAAATGCTGCTGAGATGTTTATGGGCTGCACTAGCTTATCAACATTAGACTTATCTTCACTAGTTGCAGTGACTACAATAAACAATATTGCAAGTGGATGCACAAATTTGACAAAAATATATTGTGGCTCTGTGTCTAGTGTGACAACTTATGCACAAGCATTCTTAAGCTCCTCATTATCTAAGGTATATGTCAGCACTTCTGCAGCAAATACAAATTGGACTACAATAGTTAAAACAAATTATTCAAGCGCAGGTTTAAGCGCAGCAATTACACCAACTTTAATATCATCAGTAGTTTATAAGAGGGTAGCATAAACATGAGCATAATATATAATTCAATACCATTCAATGCAGCAATAAACATGAATAAGAACACCACTGAGATAAAGCAATACAGTGGCTTCAATAAAAGAAATTCTCCAGTATTTGGTGGATGTCTATCTCCATTATACATGAAGAAGTCGACATCGATAACTCAGTCAATTACTGACAGCAATGGAAATGTCTTTGTATATGATAATGGAACTCTATTGAAGAACAATTCATCTGTAATGACAATGAATAATGTTGGAATTACTTCTACTAGCCTAACAAATATATCATTAATTTCAACAATAGAAGTGAACCCAGAAGATGTTGTCACTTTTGCTTATTGTAATACTGATGCAACTAAGATGGCTTATATAGTCAATAAAAGTGGAGTGTATACAATTCATTATCAAAGTGCTGGAGTTGAGACTACTGTTTCTGAAACAATTGATGGAGTAATTGGAGCTAAGATATTTTATTTTAATGCAACTCCTTTCGTCTTCTTTGAAACATCAACTCCTTCAATTATAATTTATAAAGGAAGCAGCAGATATGCAGAGAATATCACTCTTAACCAGACTTCAAATGTCTATTTTTCTAGCATGGTTGGAGGCACTACTTTTTCTTTCACACATTATCCATCAACTACCATCACATCTGCATGGAAAGCAATTATAAATGTTGAAGCAATTGACACTGACACTATTGGAGTTTCATTCATAGTTACAGATGGAAACAATTGTATGAGCAACAGCTATGCAATTTTAGCCACTGCATTCAATGTCTACAAAGCATATTTTGAAGAGCCTGCTCTAGATGGGGAAGCATTAATTGTTGACTGGAGATATTCTTATCCAAATGTCTTCTTAAATGGAAATAAAAAAATTGGATATGCAAACGTCTCAATGTGTCAAAGAGACTATTCAGCTGCAACTACATTCTATTTATCTGGAACAGTGACTGGAGCAGCATTAACTGCTTCTTTTGTTAGAAATTACACACCTTATTATCAAACACATACTGGATGCACAATTACATATACAAATTATGTGATAATTACTTCTACTAAAGATGCAAATAATACAGTGAAGCAATATTATGCAGATACTTTAAGGCCTGACACAATTGCAAATGCATCATTCGACTTCATGTTTGGAAGAGAAAGAATTTATTTTGCGGCTGCTCAAGGAATTAGTGGTGCTTTAGCAACTGACAGGCTTCTAGTCACATCTGATAGTGAATTAGGTTGCATGAATACTGGCTTAGCAATTGACAACGGATATTACTCAAATAACAATGGAGCTTGTGTTAGCTTCAATGATAATTGGTTTATTCTTTATAACAATAGGCTGATATCTGGAGTGTCATCATTGAACCATATATTAGTTTCTGAATGGAACAGCGTTGATACTGAAGATGGAATTTATGAAGGCCAGTCTTCTGATGAGCTAATTTATAAAGGATATAATGGACATTACTATAAAGTAATTGATAATTCTAATTCGGTCACAATGAATTATGTCCTTAACAGATATCTAATTTTCAATACTACTTCTAGTCTTAACTTATATGACACAATAAATAATAAAGCTTACAATTATTCAACTGACTGGAATAATAGGATATTCTTCACTTCAAGCAGTGTGTCAACAAGTTATGGCTCAGTTGTTTCTGCAATGAACGCCTATCTTGAGAACACATCATCAACAATTGCTTCTGCACAGTTTCCTGCTTCTATTTATACTGGAATTACTACCAGTGGAACTATTGTTGCAGACCATCCAATACAAGATGTTGCAATACAGATATACACTGCTTCTACTTCAACTAAGACATCTTCAGTAACTCCAATTTATAATGTGACTTATTCAAATGGAAGCACTTATTATGAGAGCTCATTAAGTGGAATATCTTACAGCAACTTATCTGCTAATGTCTTATACAACCCAACAATATTTGCTAAATTCATCGCATCATATACAAACCAAAACATGATATTGATGAATAACAAAGCTTACACTTTGATGTATTATAACAATGTGTGCTTCTTGCTTTATTATCTATTATCTGGAATTGACAATGTTACTAGTAGTTTCATCATCCAGTCAATTCCATACTGCATATCTGACCAAAAGATATATAAAGCAGTGTATGATGACGGCACATTGACATTGACACAAGCAATTGTTGATGTTAGTGGAATGACATTCTTAGGAGCTTCTCCATATAAGGCATTGTTCTATTCTCCAGTTAATAAAAGCATTTATTCTTTCAATGGAGATGCAACATTGACATTGGTACAAGAAGCTAATGTAATAAACAGCATTGACTTGACTGCCTACAACTCAACTACTTATAAATTTTATATTGCAGCAAATACTGGCTTATACATAATTGAAGGTGATGAAACTAATGGAACATATTGCATACCATCATTTAATTCAGTGTCTGCAATATTCTTCACAAATGGATATCCAACAATTAAATTGACTAATGGAAGCACTTATAACATCTCTTATTATGCAATTGATGGCTATGAGCCTTCTGACATTGACATTGAGACTTGCTATTATGGAACTGGAAATAATGTAGTTTCAATTTTTGACTGCTGGTATATTAAGCTTTATAACAATGGAAGTGCAGACAATGGAAAATTGACATTGAAAATAAAGAGCTTGACTGATAGTGGCTTCCAATGTGAAGAGAAGACTATTCAAATTAAGAAAGCAGACTGGGACATAAATGGCAATTATTATTTCAGATATAAGCCAAGATACATGAGAGGAACTGGAATGTCACTATGCTTGGCTTCTCCATTCCCAATTGTTGATATTTCAGTATCTCATCAAGATGATACTAATTCACAGCTTTCTAAATTCAATATATAAAAGGAGTTAAAATGATATTAGTCAAAGATACTGACGCAAAGTCTGTAAATGCTGCAATATTGGCATTGAATGATGACTTAGATAAACAAGTGAAAGCAGTAAAAAATAATAATGCTGGAATTGTTGAAGGAGAGACTTATAATATTAATATTTCTGGAAATTCTGGAAGTGTAAAGAATGCTCTTACAATTACATCAACAACTGGTTATACTGCTCCATCTACTACTGTCTATGATGGAAGTGAAGCAAAGACAGCAACAATATATACACCAGACCAGGCAGTGAACAAAGCATCTAGTCCGACATTTGCATCAATAATAGCTGCTTCTTTAATTGGAAATGCTTCTACTGCAACAAAACTAATTGGAAGCCCTGTCAAAAAATATGGCTTCACTTACAGTGAGTATAACTATTCAAATATACCATCATTGGACATGAATTATTATCAGTCTCCAGGCATATATAGCTTTGTAGAAGATATGAACGATGATACATCAAAAAGTCTGGTAAATGCTCCATATTCAAAAATAGATGGAGGATGGTCATTGATGGTTTTTCCAACTGGTTCTAGATATTGTTGCCAGCTTTTCTTTGCTTATAATGTTTCAAAGATATATGTTAGAAGTTCTTATTATGCTGGTGGACCTATTGGTTTTGGACCATGGTATGAAAAATAAAGGAGCGCACTAATATAACTATGAAGAAAGAAAATTATGAAATGCAGTCTAAATTGGCAAAGAGAGTTAATGAACTGAAGAATTACCAAGGCGGACGTAGAGCAAAATATTACCGCAATTTCAGAAAATATACAAACAGTCCAACAGCAGACTTGTCTAATTTAAGAGACCCTGCTGTAATTGGCCTTTATCAATTTGATGGAGGCTTAGAAGAAGACACTTCAGTAACTCCATCATTGAATGTAATTAAGTCTTGCATTGATACGTTGACTTCTAAAATTGCTCAGTCAAAAGTAAGGCCATTTTTCAACTGCATAAATGGAACTTGGAAAGACATATTGGTATGCAAACAAGCGCAGCAATATTTTGATGTCTTCTTTGACTTTGACAACATTTATAAAGTTGTTTCTGAAGCATTTAGAGACAGTGCAATATTTGAGACTGGATATGTATATATTGATGGCGATGAAAAAAGAGTTTCAAGAGCTCTTCCATGGCAAGTTTATTTCAGGCCATCTGAGACCACTTACAATAAATACACTAGAGTTTATTATGAAAGGAAAGACTATCCAGTTGCATTGCTTCCAAATGAATTAAGGAAGCTAGTTGAAGATGCAACATCAAATGAATACTGCTCTTTTGGAATATATTTTGACAAGACTTTGAAGATAAAAGCCTATTATATTGATGTGCTCAATTATTTCCTTACTGAGCCATATGAAAGTGAGACATTGCCAATAATTCCAATTTATTACAACTGCCCAGTATTTGGCAATTCATCTCTTTCAGTAGTCGACATGCTTAATTCAATACAAGATGAGATAAACAGCTTGATGACAAAGATAAAAGATGCTTCTCAATTGAACTCTGCAATGACTTATTTTGTCCCAGAAGGGAGCACAATTAAAGTTGGAAAATTAAGCAATAGAGTTGGAAATGTTGTCACATACAAACCACTTCCAAACTCAACAGGTGTGCCAGTAATATCTTCAACACCAGCATTCATTGATAACCAGTATATGAGTACAGTAGACAACTTAGTTTCAAAAGCCTATGAGATGGTTGGAATATCTCAATTGTCAGCACAAAGTAAGAAGCCAACTGGTCTTGATAGTGGTGTGGCTTTAGCAACAATGGAAGACAGTGAGAGCGACAGGTTTGAAACACAATTGAACCAAGTAATTAGATGCTATGTCGACATTGCAAAAGCTTGCATTGATAATTTTAATAAAGACGAAGACATTCTTCCAGAAAGCCAAGCTAGAGCTGCTTGTAAATGGAAAGACATTGTTGATGAAAGCAAGAAGATGAGCATTCAATATTCTGCAGCAGACGCCTTAAGCAAAGACCCATCAACTAAACTGAAGATGCTGAAAGAATTAGCAGAGGCTGGTGCAATACCAAGAACTCGCATCTTCCAATTTATGGAGTTGCCAGACTTAGAGGCTGGATATTCACTTTCAAACAATTCTGTGAATGCTGTGATGAGTATTATTCAGTCATGTTTGCAAGATGATGACTATGAAGTGCCTAGTTATATTCCATTCACACTTCTTGAAGAAGAAATTCTTAATACTCAATTGTCACTTCGTGCAGCAAATTATAAGAAGAATAAAGATGACATTGATAAGCTTACTAAGTTATTTGCAATAGTTGAAGATGAAAAAACTAAATTTACAGATGCTACTGTACAAAGTACTGGAGATACTACTGAAGGCGGACTTCCTACTGGCGGAAATGTTCTTGATAGTGAAGTCAACAGTCAAGACCTGGACATGACAACTTCTGACAATAAGAATACAAGTGGATGGGACAGCAGAGCTTATACACAGTCAAATAACCATGATAACAATGCAAATTTGTCTGTAGATGATAATGAAAATGTGTAATTAGATATTATTTTTTTCTATGCTTAGCTGCTTCAGAAAGTTTTCTTCTAGTCTCTTCTGAAGTATGCTTGCCTTTGTTCCAAGCTTTTTGTCCTTTGTGTGCTTCAGATGTTTTTCTCTTTGCTTCATCAGAGAAATGTTTGCCTTTCATTGGTGATGGTTTGCCTTTGCGTGCTTCAGAAAGTTTTCTTCTATGCTCATCAGAAAAAGGTCTGCCTTTATGGCCTTCTGATATTTTTTTCTTCGTCTCTTCTGAGCGATGTTTTCCTGCCATTGTTTTAAAGCCATGATGACTAGATGGGTCATACCCATTCAAGCATAATTTGTCATTAAATACCTTGTGAATTTCATAGCCTTCTCTATAGTCTAGCATTTCAGCATAATTAATGTCTCGGTACAGAATTTCTTTTTTCCATTCAGATGTGTTAGTTCTAAAAAGTGGAGCTACAATTTTACTAGATGTAAAATAATGAATTCCTA